GATCCGCCGTCGCAGCGTCGAGGTCTGCAGCCGCCCTGCGCCGAGGTTGAAGGTGAAGTCCACGATGGCCGCGAGCCGCTCTTCCGGCTCGATTGCCAGTACAGGGCAGTAGCGCAACGTGGCGGCGAGCGCCACCCTCAGATCCTGGGCGAGGTAGGCCTCGGCCTCGACCTCCGTGATCGGCGGGTGCTTCGGATCGCACAGATGCCCGTAGCCGATCGTCGGATAGCCGGCCGGACAGATGTACGGATAGGCGCGGTTGGGATCGTGCTTTGGAACGCGGTGAAAGCCTTCGAAGCGCTTCGCAAGCTCGATCGCTTGAGGCGGCACGCGAATCACACGTGCGTCCATGTTACCCCCGCCTTGATCATGCCGACGGTCGATTTGCCGATACCGTAGTCTTTGGCGATGCGCCGATGACTGCGGACGTCGGCACGAACCCGCGCTACCAAAGCCTCGTCGAGCCTGGCTTTGGGGTGTCTGCTTCCGCGCGGCGGGTTGTCCAGGCGCTTGTTGCGCATGTCCCGAAGGTTCTCCGCCTGCGTACCGACGAAGAGATGCTGCGGGTTGACGCAACCGGGGTTGTCGCAGCGATGACACACCACCAGCCCGGGAGAAAGGTCACCGAAGACCAGGCGATAGGCGATGCGATGCGCCAATTGGATGCGCCCGTCGTCATCGGCGATCTTGCCGTAGCCTCCCTCCTTGGTCGATGCGAGCCATTGCCAGCATTCATGCGGGGCGCGCACCTCGACCTTTTCCCAGAAGCGCTCTGCAAGCGGTCGGTGGTTGCGGCTCCACGACCGCACAGTCTCGTCCGACCGCCCCATCACCGCAGCCCCTTTTCCAGCGTGCGATTGAGGAACCAGTAGTTCAGGATGCCCGCAAGCAAGGCCTGATCTGCCTCCGACCAAGCTGCGAGCAACGCTGGCCCGAACCCCACGCCCGACTGCACCGAGCCGACGAAGGTCGAGAGTTTCACCCCGGCATACATCAGCACGAAGAGGTAGGTGACCACGGGCCTGACCGTGGTGGACAGCGCATCGGCCCACTTCACGCCCGAGGTTCGGCCCTGCGCCGCAACCGCTTCGCGCAGGGTCTCGAGGGCGCCCACGTTCCAGGCGGCATCGGCCCCGGCGCCGATCTCGGCCATGCGCTGGGCGCCGCGCAGCTTCTCGAACTCCAGCGCCTTGTCCTGCATGGCAAGTTCATGGCTGCGCTCGCCCTTGCGGTCGATCCACTTGAGCACTTCGGGCGCCAGACGGAAGGCCCCGCCGAGGAGGCCGCCGAGCAGGGTCTCGATCATTGGCCACCTCCGAACACCTTGAGCTTGATGACGGCGCCCGCGACCAGCGCCAGGAGGAAGCCAGTGGTGACGAGCCGGATCACGGTCTGCCAGGCGGTGTGCTTGGCGGCGTTGAAGGCTTCGAGCAGGCCGCGCAGCTCGCGGATATCGTGGGCGGCGTCCTCGCCGTCAAGGCCAACGTCGGCAAGGGCGCGCCTCGCGCCGCGTTCGGCTGCGCGTGCGAGCAGCTCCTCGAATTCATCGCGCGGCATGACGACCATGCCGTCTTGCAGGGTGGGTGGGCTCATCGTTGGTCTCCGAAAACGAAGAACCCGCCGGGCGGCGGGTTCGGTGGATGAAGTAAAGAGAATGCGATCAGACGGCGATGCCGGGGCTCCAGCCGGTCGCTTTGTAGGCGGAGAGCACGCCCTCGTCCTCGATGAAACAGGTCCAGCCGATCTTGGGGACGTGGTACTCCCACGCGCCCGCGATGCGCACCGCGATCTGGTCGGTGCGACCGGCCCAGGCGCCGGTGGCCGCTGCCGGGACGATGTAGCGATCTCCATCCACGGGTGTCGCGGGTGGGGTGGTGAGGTCGCGGTCCTTGACCGACAGCCCCACCACGGCGCCGAGCCGCTTCAGGTTGGCGTCCATGCCGCCGTTCCAATTGTGTTCGCCCTGGGCCCAGCCGTAGGCGAGGCCGAGGTTCGGGTCATTCAAAGCCATCAGGCACCTCCGTAGTAGTCGCCGTAACGCAGGCCGTAGCCGGTACGGTCGAATTCGATGACGTGTTTCTGCCAGGACACGTGGCCGTCGCGGATCGCCTCGATCTCCACCTTGACGTGCGCGTTGACGCGCCCAAGGCCGGAGTCGGCGAGCTCCTGCGCCAGCGGCCAGGTGGTACCGTTGCCGGTGATGCCGCTCACCGTGCGGCGCAGCGAGCCGTTCTCGTTGTAGAAGCGCACGGTGACGGTCTGGCCCGCCTCCGGCGTGATCGCCCCCTCGGTCTGCAGGACGAGGTAGGCGGTCTGGGACTGGCGGTTACGCGTGGCCCAGCTCACGTTGATCTCGCCGGCCACCACGGTCGGATAGCGCTTGCCGCTGATCTGGGCGTTGCCGGGGCAGTACGGACGGATGAAGCGCTTGTTGAGTGGCAGGCTCATCTCCGTGGCCGCCGCCTCGGGCAGCGTGCCGCGTGCCGTGCGGGTGAGGAGCTTCACGCGCACCGTCTCGCCGGCGACGTACTCGGGCGTGAGGTAGTGGCGGAAGCCGTCGACGAACCAGATGCGGCTTCCTGCGGGGTGGCTCGCCGGCACCGTATCGAGCATCCCGCGCTCCAGGGTGACGGTCTGGGTCGCGAGGTTGAGCGACACCACCTTGAGCCATTCGCCATCGACCACCGCCAGGCCGGAGGCGTCCACCTCCTCGAGGCCGATGCCGGAGGTCAGCCCCACACTCACCTGCGCGGCCGACTGCGGCAGCATTGCCGTGAGAACCGCCGTGGGCGTGAAGATGCCGAAACCCTTGTCGGTGAAACTGCCGCTGACGCGGGCCAGTGCCTTGAAGCCGAAGGCGTCCGACGAGGGGCGCGAACCGCAGGCCGCCACCAGGCCGTCGAGATCGTCGATGTCGCCGAGCAGGCTCTGGGACTCGCCCGTGAAGTCTTTGACCACCGACCAGTACGGCACCTCGAACAGGGTCTGGTGGGGGCACGGTGCCGGCAGGCTGGTCGGCTCCGTCCAGCCCGAGGGAGGCGGCGCCGAGTAGACCGACTGCGGCAGGCCGAAGATGTCCTGCACGCACTCCACCCGCACCGCCCCGTTCGCCAGTTCCCCGTAGGCAATGCGGGCGACGCGCATCACCATCTGGTCGATGCCGTAGGGCGGCCAGGAGAGCTTCACCACGTCGCCGATGTTGAGGCCGGAGGCCTGGCGGTTGGCGACGAAGGTGCATTTGGCGAGGCTGCTGGAGAGTTGCTTCAACTCGCGCATGGCCACCCGGTTGGCCAGCTCCGCTCGGCTGATGCCGGGGTAGTTGACCGTGGTCGCCACCACGCCGCCGTTGAGCTGCACGGCGGCGATGTCCTGCACCGTGACGCTGCCGTCCTTGTCTGTGGCGCCGTCGCGGTAGACGACGGTCACCTGGTTGGTGATCTCGCCCCAGGAGGGCCGCGTGAACTCCTCGATGCGCAGGATGTTGCCCGGATCGAAGGTCGGCAGGCTGGAGAGCGTGTAATCGGCGCGCGCGAGCTTGAGGGTGAAGAGCCCGGTGCGCGGATGGACGTAGAGCAGCCCGTCCACGTGCCTGAGCACCGACAGGATGAAGTCCTCGATGGTCTCTTCCTTGTTCCACAGCAGCGACAGCCCGAAGCCCTCGGCATGGAGCGTGTCGGCGGCCGCCGTGAAGCTGGCATCGTCGATGTCACTCGTCGGGTAACCCATGCCCCACTCGCCGTTGGTGAGGCACTCGCGCACGATGTGGGCCGGGTTGGCGTCGCCGGAGATCTCGGCCTTGGCCGCGTACCACTGCCTCGGCACCCGCTTGGCGCGCACCGACCATGGCTTGATGTAGGGGTTCATGGCCGCCACCCACACCCGGCGCAGGATCAGCGACACCACGCCGCGGAAGGCCGGGATGTCGGCGCCGAGACGCTCCTGCAGGTAGGCGTTCCGCACCTGGGTCGGCCCGCCCATCAGGATGTCCACCGGCCCCTGCACGCCGCCCTCGCGCTCCTCCCCGCCGAAGAGATTGGGGTTGTCGATGGTGATGGTGGTGTTGCCGGTGACGTTGCCCGACCAGGCGACGCGCTCGCCCACCCGGATCTCGGTGATGGCGTCCAGCGGGCCGTGACACAGGGCGAGGTGGGCGCCGAGGCCGTACCAATAGCCGACCGTATACTCCTGACTGCCTTTGCCGCCGCCGCTCATCCTGCCTGCTCCTTCTGTGCGCTTCGCGCATCCCTCGCTGCGCTCGGGACCAGCAGTTCGTGCTGTTCTGCGGCCCTTTGGGCCTTGTCGGCTTCCTCAGCGACGCGGATCGCCATCGCGTCACCCGTGGCGCGCAGCCAATCGACCGGAACACCTCGCTCCACGAATTCGGCTCAGGTGTGGCTGCGCCCCTCGAACCAGCGACGCATGCCGCGGGCGCAGTAGCCCAGGGCGCGGGCATGCTCCAGCCGAGCGATGGCCTCGCTCACTTCTTGCCCCCGGAGGACTTGCGGATCGGCCGCACCTGGACGTCGCCGTACCAGACCACGTTCGGTCCCGAGATCACGCGCGTACCGAACAGCACCGGGATGGGGGCGTCCTGGGAGGCGATGGGCACGTCCTTGTCGCCGATCTGGCCGGGCTGGGCGTCCTGCACCTTGGGGCGCGGCGCAAGCAGCGCCGACAGCACAGTGGTGACGACCCAAATGATGATCTGTTGCCACATGGTTCGCCGCCTCCTATCGTGCCTTGCCAATCCAATCGCCGTGCCGTCGGCGGCAGGCGGCGTTCGCGGCCGTGCGCATCCCCGCTGCGCGGGGCCCCTGCTTACTGCTCACACCGCCCCTCACACGATGGCGTCGCCGGTGAAGGGGTTCTTCACCGGGATGAAGGGGAAGCCACCGAAGTTGTCGAGGTTGCCGAACCTGTCCTTGCAATGCGCCATGGTGTGGTCGCAGCCGGCATAGAGCTGGACCGCATCACCCGCCGAAGCCATCCGCCGAGAAGATTGCGAGAATCGCTGGCGTGCTCAAGGTGACGCCCGAATATTTCATGGACGACCGGATCACCGAACTCGAGCCGTCGGAGGAGGACAGAGCCTTCTTTCGCAAGTATCGGGGCCTGTCGTCGGAGACCAAGAAGAAGCTGGACGACATCCTCAAGATCATAGAAGGCGATGACAAGTAATCCGACCACGCCCGGAGCCTGGGCCAACTTACTGTCGAAGGCATGGGGGCGCGATCGCTTTCCGATCGACGTCAAGCTTATCGCCCAGGACATCAGCTCCCGGCAACCCGATCCAATCGCTCACATCCGCGGCGGCGACATCGGTGAGCTGGAGGGAATGCTGCTCAAACGGGAGAAGGGCTGGTACCTGCTTTACAACGACCAGGTGCAATCGAGCGGACGCATCAATTTCACCATCGCCCACGAGCTGGGCCACTACCTGCTGCATCGCAAAGAGGAAGATTCATTCCGATGCAGCACGGAGGATCTCTTGGACTGGGGCTCGACGGCCCGGCAGCGGGAAGCCGATGCCGACAAGTTTTCGGCGACGCTGCTGATGCCGCTGGACGATTACCGAAAGCAGGTCGAGTCCGCCAAGGTAGACATCGACCTGCTCGGCGCTTGCGCCGAACGCTACGGGGTGTCGCTCGTGGCGGCTATCCGGCAATGGATCGAGTTCACGTCGCTGCGAGCGGTCTTGGTCGTTTCCAACGACGGCTTCATCAACTGGTCCTGGTCGAGTCGCAAAGCACTGCGCACCAGGGCCAGGTTCCGCTTCTCGCAGGAGACGATTCCTATTCCCGAGGCATCCCTGGCTGCGCAGACCATACGTCGTCCCGATGAAAGAACGGGGATCGAGTTGCCCGCCCGGGTATGGTTCAAGGAGGAGCCAGCCGACATGTCCCTGCGCGAGATGCGTGTCGTCTCCGATCAATACGATCTCGTCATCACGTTGCTCGTCCTCCCCGACCGTGATCCTTGGGAGAGGGATGACGATGAAGAGGACGAACTCCTGGTCGGCACCTACACCAACTTTATCCGCAACGGGCAGCATCCGTATTAGCAGGGCAGTGGCCTTCCGCATCCTGCCGCACCGGCCCCAAACTTCCTGATGGCATCTGCGGCAGTCCGTCCTGACAATTTCGCTTCATGCGAGTTGGACAGACAGGACCGCTACCGATGCATCGATTCAACCATCTACCACCCGACTGGATGACGCCGGAGCAGCGCCGGCGCGAGATCGCGTCCCTGCTGGCAAACGGGCTGGTGCGCTTGCGCAACGGCGGTGCTGCGCAGTCCGCAAACATGGCCGCAGAGAGCGAGTTTGAGCTTGGCTTCTCCGGCAACCAGCGCGTTCATTCAGACCCCGTCAACAAGACAACTACGGAGTCAGAATGAGCACGTCGAAAGAGACATTTTCACCGCCGCCATCGGTGGCGGCGCAAATCGCCCGGTTGCCCGATCTGCCGATGGCCGAGATCAGGGCGCTCTGGAAAAAGCTGGTCGGTGAGGACGCGCCCACGCACAACCGCCAGTTCCTTGAGCGACGCATCGCGTACCGGCTGCAGGAAGCAGAATTTCGCAAGGCCAATGCCGGCCTGCTGGATCGCAACAAGCGGCGGATCGCCGATCTGGTGGAAACCGGCAAGGTCAGGAAGCGCGACCGCGATTATCGGCCGGCGGCCGGCACGGTGCTGACCCGGGAATACAAGGGCGTCGAGTACAGGGTTGTCGCTACCGCCGATGGTCAGTACGAATTCCAGGGGCGCACCTTCGCCAGCCTTTCGATGATCGCCCGCGAGATCACGGGCACGCGGTGGTCCGGTCCGTTGTTCTTCGGACTCAAGCCGTCGGCCAATCCCAAGTCCGGCACCAGGAAGGGAGGCCGGCGATGAGCGAAGTTTTGAAGCGTCGCATGCGCTGCGCGGTCTACACGCGCAAGTCCACGGACGAAGGCCTGGACCAGGAATACAACTCCATCGATGCGCAGCGCGACGCGGGCCATGCCTACATCGCCAGCCAGCGCGCCGAGGGCTGGATTCCAGTTGCCGACGATTACGACGATCCCGCGTTCTCGGGCGGCAACATGGACCGGCCGGCGCTCAAACGGATGTTGGCGGATATCGAGGCTGGCAAGATCGATGGGGTTGTCATCTACAAGATCGACCGCCTGACACGCAGTCTGGCGGACTTCTCCAAGATGGTCGAAGTGTTCGAGCGGTATGGGGTGTCCTTCGTCTCGGTCACGCAGCAGTTCAACACCACCACGTCGATGGGACGGCTGATGTTGAACATCCTCCTGTCCTTCGCCCAGTTCGAGCGGGAGGTGACCGGCGAGCGTATCCGCGACAAGATCGCCGCCAGCAAGCGCAAGGGCATGTGGATGGGCGGCGTGCCGCCACTCGGCTACGACGTCGAGAACCGGCGGCTGGTCCCGAACGAGCAAGAGGCCAAGCTGGTCCGGCACATCTTCCGCCGTTTCGTCGAACTCGGCTCCAGCACGATGCTGGTCAAGGAGTTGAGGCTGGATGGCGTGACGTCGAAATCCTGGACCACGCAGGACGGCAAGGTCAGGGAAGGCAGGCCGATCGACAAGAGCCTGGTGTACAAGCTGCTCAACAACCGCACCTACCTCGGCGAACTGCGCCACAAGGAGCAGTGGTACCCGGCCGAGCATCCGCCGATCATCGACCAGGAGCTGTGGGATCAGGCTCACGCCATCCTGGCCACCAACGGCCGGGTCCGCGGCAACACCACGCGGGCGACCGTGCCCTATCTGCTCAAGGGCATCGTGTTCGGTAACGATGGCCGGGCACTGTCGCCCTGGCACACCACGAAAAAGAACGGGCGTCGCTATCGCTATTACGTCCCGCAACGAGACTGCAAGGAATATGCGGGGGCGTCCGGGTTGCCGCGTCTGCCGGCTGCCGAACTGGAATCGGCGGTGCTCGACCAGTTGCGTGCGATTCTGCGCGCGCCCGATCTTCTGGGCGAGGTGTTGCCGCAGGCGATCGAGCTCGACCCGACCCTGGACGAAGCGCAGGTCACGGTGGCCATGACCCGGCTCGATGCGATCTGGGATCAGCTGTTCCCGGCCGAGCAGAGCCGAATCGTCCGGCTGCTGGTTGAGAAAGTGATCGTGTCGCCCAACGACCTCGAGGTGCGGCTGCGCGCCAACGGAATCGAGCGTCTGGTGCTGGAGCTGCGTCCCGAGCCCGTCGAACAGCAAGAGGAGGTGCTGGCATGAGCGATATCCGCATCCAGAAGACCGGCGAGCCGGACATTCTCCAGACCAGCGACGGCCGGCTGACCCTGTCGGTGCCGATCCAGATCAAGCGGCGCAGCGGGCGCAAGCTGGTCACGCTGCCGAACGGCGAAACCGCTCCCGTAAGGCCGTGGGATATGACACCGACGCCGCTTCAGTTGGCGCTGGCCAGGGGGCACCGCTGGCTGGCCATGCTGGAGTCGGGGGAAGCGAAGTCATTGAAGGAGATCGCCGCGCGGGAGGGGATCGACAACAGCTACGTGAGCCGGATGGTCAACCTGACCACCCTGGCGCCGGACATCGTGGCGGCCATCCTGGACGATACGCTGCCGAGCCACATCACGTTGTTCGACCTGGCGGTTGATCCGCCGGCGCTATGGGATGAGCAGCGGGAGCGGGCTGGGCTTTGAGGTGGCATCTGTTGAGGCTGTCCTCGGGGCGATAAGCGCCGCAGCGGTGTCTGTCAGCGCAGGTGGCACAGGGGTGTTCCTATTGTTCGTCAAAGTATTGCATTCGACGAAGAAACGGAACATACTCCCACCATGCTTGCCGACACCCACACCCAGCGCGTCCTCGATCTGGCCCGCCAGAAGGGGCTGCTACGCGCCAGCGACCTGGACGCCATCGACGCTCCCCGGGTCGTTCTGACGCGCCTGACGGCAGCTGGCCTGCTGGACAAGGTCGGTCGCGGTCTCTACCGCCTGCCCAGTCATCCGGGGTCGGAGCACGAAGGTCTCGCGACCGTCGCCACCAAAGTACCCCAGGCCGTGTTCTGCCTGCTGACCGCGCTGCAATTCCACGAACTGACTACCCAGCTGCCGCGTCAGATTTGGATCGCCATGCCGCGCGGCAGCCACGTACCGCGCATTGATTACCCGCCGATCAAGATGGTTCAGATGACGGGCGACGTCTACACGGCGGGCATTGAGGAGCACCTGCGCGACGGTGTGACGCTGCGCGTGTACGGCGCGGCCAAGACGGTCGTGGACTGCTTCAAGCACCGCAACAAGATCGGTCTGGACGTGGCCCTGGAGGCGCTGAAGGACGCGCGCGCCAAGCGCAAGGCAACGGCGGACGATCTGTGGCGCTACGCGAAGATCTGCCGCGTGGCCAACGTGATGCGCCCCTACCTGGAGGCCGTTGAATGAATAACGTCGCGGCCTCCGTGCGCGCCCGCCTACTCAACGTCGCCAAGGCGCAGGGCGTGGACTTCAACCAGGTGTTGGTGCGTTTCGCGCTGGAGCGAATCCTCTACCGCCTGAGCCAGTCCGAGCACGCGGATCATTTTCTGCTCAAGGGCGCGTTGCTGTTCACGCTCTGGTACGACATGCCGCACCGGACCACGCGCGACGCCGACCTGCTTGGCTTCGGCGCGAGCGATCTGGAATCCGTGACCCAGACCTTCCGCGACATCGCCAGCGTCGCGGTAGACGACGGCATCGTGTTCGACCCGGCCTCGGTCGCCGCCGAGGAAATCCGCAAGGACGCCGGGTATGCCGGGGCGCGCATCTTCATCAGTGGCGAGCTGGCCAGGGCACACTGCAAGACACAGATCGACATCGGCTTCGGAGATGCCGTGACGCCTGGCCCCGTCGATGCGACCTATCCGGTGCTGCTGGCCGACCTGCCAGCGCCTCGTTTGCGCACCTATCCCGTTTACACCGTCGTCGCGGAGAAACTCCACGCCATCGCGCTGCTGGGTATGACCAACAGCAGGTTGAAGGATTACCTCGATCTGTCGGTGTTGCTGGATCGCGAAGCCCTGGACACCGATCTGCTGGCCCAAGCGATCAAGGCCACCTTCGAGCGGCGCGGCATGGCGGTGCCCGCCGGGTTGCCGGTCGGCCTGACGGATGAGTTCGCGCACGATCCCTCGCGGCAGGCTCTGTGGCAGGCGTTCATCAAGAAGAACGAGCTTGCTCTTGAACCCTTGCCCACCATCGTGGATCGGCTGCGGGTCGCCTTGGGAGCAGCGTTGAACCGAGCCGCCGCTTGAAAATCCCTGGAACCCGGTCCGCAAGTTCCCGGCCGGGCCAAATGTCCTGTTCCTTGCCCGGATCCTGTTCCCTCCGCCTGCCAATGCTGCAATCCAACCGCTTGATTCGTCCGCGCGTAACCCGTTGATCTGTATGGCTCCTCGTTGCGGTCTTTGCGGACTTCGGGCCAGTTCCAGGGAGCGAGGCCGGAGAGAAAAACGGCAAGGAGAGAGTGGAAGGTGGTCCTGGACGGGGCCATGAGCTGACCGGCGAAGTCCGCAGGCTCCCGCAGGAATCCCCGCGAACACGCGGGAACCGGCGCGCTCAGGCAAGAAAAAACCCCAACCGAGAACGGTTGGGGTTTCATTATTGGTGGTGGAACATGGAACCGAACCCGCGTCCGCAATCCGAACTAAATAGTAACGCCTTGGCCTTGAGGACGTGGATTCGATGATTTCGCCAAGATCGTCCTGCGCTGCCACTGGGCTTCTTGGGTAGCGCGATCCGCAGCGACGACTGGGCCATTCCTCACATTGGCCTGAGCAGCCTCGGGGAAATCGTCGGCTGGGCGCGCCCAGACGAGTTTCCGCCAAGGAACATGCGGACGAGCAAGGGGCGTGCGGGCGCTCGGTTACAACGTGAGGATCGGTGTTTGATCTGCGGCCGTGGGCGGCGCCCGCAAGTTCCCGATCAACCCACCGTCCCCTGCGCCGGACCGGCCCGCCCTGGCATACCGTCCTTGAAGATTTTAGTCACATCAATCGGCCAGCAGGTCGCTGGATGTTGACTCTTGACTTTCGCTATGTGAGGCGCAATATCTTGCAAAGTCTTGCACGAATTTCTTCGAGCGAGGCCGCGTGACGGCGGAACTTGTGGGGG